TGCTGTTGGTCGTAAAGCAATGGAAAGCAACACCTCTGGTACGCAAAATGTTGGAATAGGTAGAGCTGCACTGGCAAGTAACACTACAGCCGATAACAATACTGCTTTAGGTTATACAGCTTTGTTATTAAACACTACAGGTGAAAATAATACAGCAGTTGGTTCTTTAGCACTAGATGCTAACACTACAGGAATACAAAATGTAGGAATAGGTATAAATGCTTTAGGGGCTAATACAACTGCAGATAACAACGTAGGAGTTGGAACTAATGCTTTGTTATTAAACACTACAGGTACACAAAATACAGCTATAGGTACTTTTGCATTAGATGCTAATACTACTGCTGGAAACAATACAGCAGTTGGTCATGCTTCTTTAGGTGCTAACACTACAGGTACTTCTAATATTGCAATGGGTTCATTTGCTTTGTTAGCAAATACCACAGGCGACCAAAATACTGCTATAGGTCAAAATACATTAGCTTCTAATACCACGGCAGATAATAATACATCTGTTGGTTTTAACGCTTTAACATCAAACACTACAGGTGCTGGTGATGTGGCTGTTGGTAAAGATGCATTAAAAGCAAATACAACCGCTAATAACAATGTAGCAGTTGGTACTTCTGCATTACAAGCTAATACTACTGGAACACCTAACACAGCAGTCGGTAATGCAGCTTTGTTCGCTAACACAACAGGTGGTAACAATACAGCTATAGGTAATTCAGCATTACTTACTGTTACAACAGCAAGTGATAATACAGCAATGGGTAAAGATGCTTTAAGATTAAATACTGGTTCTCAAAATGTAGCTGTAGGAAGTTTAGCTTTAGATGCAAACACAACTGCTGCAAACAACACAGCAGTTGGTTATAACTCTATGGGTGCTAACACCACAGGTACTAGAAATACAGCAGTAGGAACTTTATCACTAGATGCTGCAACTACAGCAGATGATAATACTGCGATTGGTAGTACTGCATTAGGTTCTAATACAACAGGTGCTAATAACACAGCAGTTGGCAGCACATCTTTAACAGCAAATACTACAGGTGCAGGAAGTGTAGCTATAGGTACTTTTGCCTTAGATGCTGCTACAACAGGAGATGATAATGTAGCTGTAGGTATGCACTCTTTAGGCTCCAATACCACTGCTAGTGATAACACAGCTGTTGGTCGTTCTACTTTAGCTAATAATACAACTGGTACTAATAATGTAGCTGTAGGAAGAAGTGCATTAGCTTTAAACACTACAGCTTCTCAAAATACAGCAGTAGGATCAGAAGCCTTAGATGCTAATACCACAGGTGCTAATAATACAGGACTTGGTTATAACAGTTTAGGAGCTAATACAACTGGTGGTTCTAATACTTCTTTGGGAGATAGTGCATTAGCCTCTAATACTACCGCATCTAATAATACCGCAATTGGTAAAGGTGCAATGTTATCAAACACTACAGGTGCAAACAACACAGTAGTTGGTTCTTTAGCAGGTGATTCTCTTACTACCGCTAGTTACAATGTAGTTTTAGGATATGAAGCATTAACAGTAGATACAAAAGGAGCTAATAATGTTGCTATTGGTTCTTTTGCATTACGAGACCAAAACTTTACATCAGCTACTAATGCTTACAATGTAGCTATTGGTTATGAAGCAGGTGGCTCAATAACCACAGGCATTAACAACACCATAATGGGTGGTCTAGCAGGTGATGCACTTACAGATGCTGATTCTAATGTAGCAATTGGTTATAACGCTATGAGTAGTTCTGTTTTAGGAAGTCAATCAGTTGCAATAGGTAGCGGTGCTTTGTTTGCAATGAATCCTGCTAGTGCTGTAAATATGCATAACACAGCCGTTGGTTATGATGCGGGTAATGCAGTAACCACAGGAGTAAGAAACACTATTATAGGTGGACTTGCAGGAGATGCTACAACAACAGGTTCTTTTAATACTGCTGTTGGTTCTAACTCTTTAGGTGCAAACACGACAGGTGAAGAAAATGTAGCTATGGGTGACAATGCTATGTTAGACAATACTACTGGTAGCAAAAACACTGCATTAGGTACAAGCTCTTTAGCAAATAATACCACCGCTGGAAGTAACACAGCTGTAGGTTATGCTGCTTTAAACGCAAACACAACAGGTCAATTTAATACCGCAGTAGGTACTAATACAATGGTCGCAAACACCACAGGTAGAGACAATGCAGCACTAGGTGAAGTTGCTTTAGCTGCAAATACTACAGGTGATGATAACACTGCTGTAGGTGTAAGTTCACTACGAAATAATACAACAGGTGAGTATAATACTGGATTAGGAAGACAAGCCTTACACACACAAACAACTGCAAGTTACAATACTGGTGTTGGTTTTTACGCTTTGCGACTAAACACCACAGGTACAGAAAATACTGGAACTGGTGCTGGTGCATTAGGTGCAAATACTACAGGAAACAATAATTCTGCTTTTGGTAGTGGTGCTTTAGACGCTAATACTACTGCATCAAATAATACAGCTATGGGTTTTAACGCTTTAGGAGTTTGCTCTACAGGTGCTTTTAACGTGTGTTTAGGTTCTTTTGCAGGAGATGCAATAACTACAGGAACAGAAAATACTTGTGTAGGACATGATTCTGGTGGTGGTATTACTACAGGAAGTAATAATATTATTGTAGGTCGTGGAGCTGCAAACCATGATACCACGCTAACAGATGGTGCACAGAATGTTATTATCGGTGATTTTAATGATGTTTCTAGTGGAAGTGCTTTGAACCAAATTGTAATCGGCTATAACATAACCGCTTCACAAAATAACGAATTTAGATTTGGTAAACCTAGTAATACTGTTTTCAATGATTTTGGTACAAATGCTTCTTGGACAAGAAGTTCAGATGTACATAAAAAGACAAATATAGAAAATGACATTTTAGGTTTAGATTTTATAAATGATTTAAGAACTGTAACTTACAACTGGAAACCAAATTCAGAGTTTCCAGAACATTATGATGATTATTCTGAAACAGAAAATCACATGGACACAGAAACAAAACTGCACGGTATGATTGCTCAAGAAGTAAAAGAGGCACTTGATAAACAAGGCGTAGATACTTTTGGTGGTTGGTCAGAAGAAAAAGATGGTTCACAAAGAATCTCACAAGAGATGTTTGTACATCCATTAATTAAAGCAGTACAAGAATTATCTACGCAAGTAGATGAATTAAAAGCCGAAATACAAACTTTAAAAGGAGAATAATATGGCACAAACGGTAACAGAATGTCTAGCGTTAGCAACTGATAGCGTAAACTTAATTAACGGTGTAAAAGCTGGAACTTGGGAAGTTGAAGGCATGACACAAACTCAAATAAATGAAATGATCCAAAGAAACGTAGATCATTTGGAAATTATTTTAGAGTATGCACCTGTCGATTCAGATGACGAAACTCCAAACGTAAAAGGTGCGGCAGATAGTAAAAAGACTAATCACGTTGCAGCTATTGCTACTGGTAAAAAGTATATTACAGATAATAGTTGATCTAAACCAAACACACCGACAAGTGTGCATAAAACCATAGGAGGATATTATGGCTAATAAAGAAACTGTCAAAAAAGAAGAAAAAAAAGTTGAGGTATCATATACACCTGAACAACAAAGCTTGCATACTCATATACAGAGTTTGACAAGAAAAATAAACCAACATCAATTTGAAATTGACGAATTAATGCCAAGCTTACAAGCATACCAACAAGCTTTAGCAGAAAGTATAAAATCTCAATCTGATGATATTAGCGAGGATAATTAAATGGCGGATATAATTATGTGGGTAACCACAATCGTTACAGTTGCATCTTTAGTTGCAGCTACTACACCTACACCAAAGGATGATGCTTGGATTGGTAAACTGTATAAGTTTATAGATCTATTAGCTCTTAACATCTTAAAGGCTAAAGACAAAGGTAATTAAGATGGGTATTTTTGCAAAATTTTGGGATAAAGTTACTGGCACTGAAAGAGTTGAAGTAAGGTCTAGAAATAAAAAAGGTCATTACGTAGCTGATGATAAATCTACTCCTAACGTCAATGAAGCTTACACTACTGTAAGAGTTAAGAAAAAGAAAAACTTTACTGACAATAGTGGCTAAATCTCCTGATGCGTTTGTTTATAACGCAACCTTAGAAAGAATCGTAGACGGTGATACTTTTGATTGCTGTCTCGATCTAGGTTTTGATGTAAAGCTACACAAACAACGTGTTCGTCTACACGGCATAGATACACCAGAATCAAGAACCAGGGATTTAGCAGAAAAAAAACTAGGTCTGGCCGCAAAAGAAAGACTCAAAGAACTCTGCACAGGCAAATTTAAAATTAAATCTCTAGGTAAGGGCAAGTATGGTCGCATACTTGGTATACCGTATACTGAAGAAGGTAAAGACATTTGTAAAATGCTTATCAAAGAAGGTCATGCAGTAGAATACCACGGAGGTAAAAAAACTAAAGTTTGGGGTGACTATTAACCTTGGATTCTGCGGTCACAATAATACAAGAAGTTGGCTTTCCAATTGCAGCAGCCCTAGGTCTTGGTTGGTTTATATATAAATTAATTATGCGTATTGTTGACGGTATGGAGACAAAGCTTGATACCGTTGATGAAAAAGTAGAAAGCCAAATAGCTGCCATAGAAGAACGACTAGGCACAAAACTTGACTCTCAACACGGTATTTTAGTAGCATTGATAGACAGAGTGCGTAGTTTAGACAATGAAATTATACGCCAGGATACTTTAATAAAAACAATATTAGGTGTACCACAACTTATAGACAGTAATAAAATAGCCAAAGCTGATAGAGATGACCAAAGAAAAGACTAAAAGAAAAAGAGGCAGACCAAGCAAAGCTGAATTGCAATTGAGAGCAAAAGAAAAGGAGACACAAAAAGTAATTGAATGGGTATCAATTATTGGTATTGTATTATTTTTAGCCATCTTATCTCAAAATGTAAAATCAGATCAAATAGTACATAAATTCAAATCTCCTAGTTTTAGTGGTGTTGGGACCAGCTCACATTACCTTACTATAGAAAACCAGGAATATACTCGTAAACTAACACTCAAAGAAGAAATAAAAGCTTTACAGGAGGAAATAAAAAGAGAAAAAGAAAATAGTACATTAGCTAGATTTTTGCGTAATTTAGAATCACGAGTGTATGCAGAGCTTTCAAGACAGCTAGTGAATAACCTATTTGGCGAAACACCATCTGATTCAGGTACAATAACTCTTGAAGGAAACACCATTGAGTATACAAGTGATGGTGTCACGTTAACTCTAAAAATTACGGAAGCCGATGGAACAGTCACTGAAATTACGATACCTATTGGTACTTTTTTGTTCTAGTTGTTCTATATTAAATCAATTTGAAGATACCTATGAGCAAAGATTTCAAGCTCATAACATTGTTTCTATACAAGATTTACAATCACAAGATTTAAAAAATGCACCTATACCAGAGGTAAGCCCTGTTGTAGCTGTTTATCCTACAGCTTTTACAGATCAAACTGGGCAAAGAAAATCTAACTCTGAGTTTGCTTTATTTAGTACAGCTATTACCCAACAACCAAACGCACTACTTATACGAGCTTTGAAACATGCAGGAGATGGTAAGTTTTTTAGAGTAGTAGAAAGAGTCGGTTTAGATAACCTGACTAAAGAAAGACAGTTAATACGGTCTGCAAGAGAGCAAACAGCAACAGAAGAAGAAAAGAAGAAAGCACTTAGACCTTTACTATTTGCTGGTATTTTAATTGAAGGTGCTGTTATATCTTACGAAGCTAATTTAGAAAGTGGAGGTATTGGAGCCAGGTATTTAGGCATTGGTAACAGCGTTCAGTATAGAGAAGATAACATAACCGTTAGTTTACGTATGGTTTCTGTTGCTACAGGAGAGGTTTTGCTAGAAGTTTTAAGTCAAAAAACCATATTTAGCTATGGTAAGTCAGAAGATGTATTTAGGTTTATAGAAGCTAATACAGAGCTAGTAGAGATAGAATTAGGTAATGCTAGAAATGAATCTTCTACTATTGCTTTGATGAAAGCCATAGAAGGTGGTGTGCTTGAGATAATAAACCTAGGATACGATAAGGGATTTTGGATTTTACAAAATGAAAATGTAGGAGTAGAATTGAATTATGAAGAATAAACTATTAAGCGTATTAGCTGTTTGTTCATTTGTGGTTTTTTCGGCAGATAATGAAATTTACGTTGATCAGTCTGGCACTGGTGCAAACATAGATTTAGAACAATTAGGCATATCTAATATCATTGGTGGCTTGAACTCTACTGCTGGTAGTCTCAATGCTTTTGATTTAGATGGTAACACAATGACCCTTGATATAAACATGATAGGTGCTACTAATAAATTTCTTGGTGATATATTTGCAGACAACTTCACAGGATTCTATGAATTTACTGGTGGTACAAACTCTTTTACTATTCAAGTAGACCCCACAGATACATATAGTTCAGACGGCTCTAATCAAAACGTACAAGTTACAGGTAGCGGTAATACTTTTACTTTGAATCAAGGTACAACAGCTATAGCTGCATCTCTTGATTTAGATTGGATTATTCAAGGCTCAAATAACACAGTTACTTCAAATATAAATATAGATGGTGCAACTAACTATATGGATATAGATGGTTCAGATAATACAGTTACTTATACAGGCACAGGTGTAAATGCATCAGCAGGTGGTTATTTTTGGTTAGATCATACTGGCGGTTCTAGAACATTTAACATACAACAACTGAGCACACAAGATAATGACTGGCTTAAAATCATATCAGTTTCTGGGACTGCTTCTTCTACTGTTTGCGTCATTCAAAACGACCAAGGTACAAGCACAAGCTGCTGATATAGGTGACATATCTGAACTAAATGGTTCAGCACAGATAGTAAGAGACAAGCCATACGAAGCTAACCTAAAGTTTGCTATACAAAGTAATGACGAAGCTATTACTACAGATGGCAGAATGGCTATTACCTTCCTGGATGATTCTGTTGTAAAACTAACTGAACACTCACAACTTCTGATAGATGAATATATCTATGATCCAGACCCTTCTAAGTCAAAAATGGCTATCACTTTTGGTCTTGGCACTGCTAGGTTTATTACAGGCAATCTCAATAGAATAGATAAACAAAATATACAACTCAAAACACCCACAGCTAACATAGCAATACGTGGCACTGATTTTACAGCTACAGTAGATGAACTAGGTCGCAGTCTCATAATACTATTACCAGATGCTTTAGGATTATCTAGCGGAGAGATAGAGGTAGTAACTGCCATGGGTAGTGTAATACTAAATAAACCATACGAAGCCACAACAGTAAGTGTCTTTGAATCAGCACCCACAAAACCTGTCATATTAGATTTAACTCTAGATGTTATTGACAATATGCTAATTGTTACCCCACCAAAAGAAGAGGTGTTAACAGAAGAAGAAACTACTAATACGCAAACTGATAGTGTATTAGATTTTAACGATCTAGATATAGATTATCTCGCAGAAGATTATTTAAAAGATGATAGTCTTGAGTTTACAGAATTAGATATAAACTACTTAGATGTTAATTACTTAGAAGATTTATTAAATGTTTTAGATGCTTTGGCTATAGCAGAAGAAGAGGATGTTCTTGCCCAAACTACTAGCACACAAATTAGTGGTACCTTGCTTGGTAGAGACCCTGATACACAAATTACAGCTTTAATCACAGGAAATGTAATAAGTCTTCGAAGAGAGGTAAATGAAAGCGTAAGAGTAGATTTAAACGGAAGTGATGCCTACACAGTTATTTTGATACAAGATGGTATATCTAATATAATAAAAATCAATGGAGGGAGTGACAGCGTTATTACTATCACTCAAAGTGATTAATGAAACGGCTATTATTACCAATACTTATAATACTGTCTTTGCCACTTGTGTTTCAAAGCACGCCAACTGAGATATTAAAGTTAAAAGTATTTGATGCTTTTGTTACTACGCCAGAGCCATCTGGTAATTTTGTTGTGTTGAATATCACAGAAGAAGATATTGAAGAAGAAGGGGGTTGGCCATTTCCTAGGAGGACACTCGCACAAATACAAGTAGATCTAATAAATGAAGGTGCTATGGGTGTTGGTTGGGTTATAGGATTTCCACAAGCTGATCGCATGGGTGGTGATGAAGTATTTGCCTCTACCCTTGGATACGCACCATCTGTATTAGCAATGTTTGAAAATGATAATGGTAATTATCCTAAAACTACAGGCACTGTTATTAAGGGTGATGATGTCGGTGGTATGTCTACGCCTGGTGTTATACAAAATATAGATGTACTACAAGAAAATGCAAATCAAGGTATTGCTAGTGCACCAGTCGATATAGATAACTTGGTCAGAAGAATACCATTGTTACTTAAAACCCCTGATGGATATGTTAGTTCTTTTGGTACAGAAGTCTTAAAAACACTTACAGGTGCTAAAACATACATTATTACTACCAATGAAGTTGGTATACAAGAAATAGCTGTAAGAGGAATACCACCAGTTAAAACAGATAATCTTGGTCGCAAATGGATCAGTTGGGTTGATACACCACAAACTACACTAGCTGAAATGAATGTTGCAGGTAAGTTTGTATTTGTTGGAGTGACTGCTCCTGGAATCATGCCACAACTTGCAACACCGGTTGGTTTATTAGAACCGCACAAAATACAAGCTGCGTTATCTGAGTCAATATTGATAGAAAAGTCTCCGTTTGTGCCAGATTTTGCTCTTGCGTTAGAAATATTAATTTTTGGAATTTTTGTGTCGTTGACGTGGCTTGTAATTAATTATCTTGGTGTAACTAAGGGCGTAAGTCTTGCTGTGGTTTTACTCTTCACTACGGGCTTTACAGGAGCTTTTAGCATTCAAAAGGGCTATTTAATAGATTTTTCATGGACTTTTGTTTCTCAATTCATTACTGGTGCCATTGCTTTCTATCTAAACTTTAGAAAACAGTACAAATTACGCCAACAAATTAAAAAACAGTTTGAGCATTATCTTGATCCTAGACAAGTTCAAAAGTTACAAGACAATCCAGAATCTTTAGTGTTAGGTGGTGAAAGAAGATATTGCACTTTTCTTTTTACTGATGTTCGTGGCTTTACGGCATTATCAGAAAAATTAGAACCTGAAGAAGTAACAGAAATAATGAACAAAGCTCTAACTATTCAAGCCAATGCTGTAAAAAACTTTGGCGGTATGGTGGATAAGTATATTGGTGACGCTATGATGGCTATATTTAATGCACCCTTAGATTTACCAAACCACGAAACAGCAGCAGTTCTTTGTGCAAAAGAAATTCAAGACCAAATAAAATTTGCGGGTCTGGGTGTTGAAATAGGTATAGGTGTGAATACCGGATATGCTGTTATTGGTAACATGGGTAGCGATACTAGATTTGATTACACAGCCATAGGTGATGCTGTTAATTTGGCAGCACGTTTAGAGAGTTCTACGAAGGTGGTTGGAGAAGATATTGTTATAGGTTATGATACTATTCATGCAAAAAACTTTAGCGACCAAATAACGCTTAAAGAGTTAGATAGCATTAAGGTAAAAGGAAAAGAAAAATCTATAAATATTTATACAATCTTATGAAAAATCCAAATAACGCACTAAACAAAATAGAAACTCACGAAAAAGAGTGTTCTATAAGATATGCAAATATAGAAAAAAGATTAGAAGATGGTTCTAAAAGGTTTGACAAGTTAGAAAACATGATTTGGGCTGTATATCCATTCATATTAGTGTCACTGGTATTATCTAGATTTGTATGAGCAAAGTTTTAATAGGCATAATACTTGTTATGTCCCTTATAACTTTTTACCTCCACAATCAAAACAAAGTTCTTTTAGCTAATAATCTTGCATTAGAAGGTGCTGTAGCTACACAAGAAGAAGCTATAAAAAGTTTACAAAACGATTTCACACTACAAACAAATAGTCTTTTAGAATTACAAAGCAAAAATCAAGAGATACAACAAGAGATGTCAAGATATCTTGACATATTTAAAAGACATAATTTAACAAAGTTAGCAGCAGCTAAACCTGGTTTAATTGAACCAAGAGTAAACAAAGGAACTAAAGATGTATTTGATAGCATTGAAGAAGATAGTCGTAACATTGACAGTCTTGATGATGGCTTGCAGTTGCAGTCTTCTACCAACTAAACAGATAGAAGTTACAGCAAAACCTATAGAAAGAACTATTGTGCAACCTATTATGCCAAGAGAAATAGATTTAAAAGATCCATATTGGTATGTCGTTTCAGATAAAAATTTAGATGAATTTATAACAAGAGTTGAGAAAGAACACGGTCAAGTGGTATTCTTAGCTATGTCTGTGCCCGATTATGAGCTTATGGCATATAATATGCAGGAACTAAAAAGGTATATAAATGAACTTAAAGAAGTTGTTGTTTATTATAAAAAGGTTACTACAACCACAGAGGAGCAGTAATATGAATATTTCACAAGAAGGTTTATCTTTAATTAAAAAGTTTGAGGGTTGCGAACTAGAAGCATATAAATGTGCGGCAGGAGTTTGGACAATAGGCTATGGATCTACCAAAGGTGTAAAAGAGGGTGATACTATTACCCAAGAAGAAGCCGATGAATTGTTATTACACGAAATGGAAGAATACGAAGGTTATATAAATGACATGGTTGAAACCAATTTAAAACAAAACGAATTTGATGCTATGGTATCATGGGTATTTAATCTTGGGCCAGCTAATTTAAAAAGCTCAACTTTATTAAAAGTTTTAAATAGCTCACACCCAGATTGGAATGATGTACCAGCACAAATAAAAAGATGGAACAAAGCTGGTGGAAAGGTTTTACAAGGTTTGGTAAGAAGAAGAGAAGCAGAATCTTTGCTGTTTGAAGGCAAAGAATGGCATGAGGTATAACAATGCCATTGCAGAAACTTACATTTAGACCAGGCATCAATAGAGAAGGAACAGCTTACGATAACGAAGGCGGTTGGTTTGATTGTAATCTTATTAGATTTCGTAAGGGCAGACCAGAGAAATTTGGTGGTTGGGAAAAACTTACTAGCAACACCTACCTAGGAACAGCAAGAGCTTTACATCCTTGGATTTCTTTAGAGGGTACTAAATTTTTAGGTTTAGGCACTACTTGGAAATATTACATAGAGTCTGGTGGAACTTTTAATGACATAACACCTATTAGATCTACAACAGCAGCCGGTGATGTTACGTTTTCTGCTACAAATGGTGATGCTACTATTACAGTTGCAGATACAGCCCACGGTGCAGTAAAAAATGATTTTGTTACATTTTCAGGTGCAGCAACACTAGGCGGAAATATTACAGCAGCAGTTTTAAACCAAGAATACCAAATATCCAATGTTGTAAATGCAAATAGTTATACCATAGAAGCTAAAGACACTTCTGGTGCAACTGTAACAGCTAACTCTTCGGATACTGGTAATGGTGGTTCATCTGTTGTTGGAACCTATCAATTAAATGTAGGACTAGATGTATATGTCCCTGGTACAGGCTGGGGATTAAATGGTTGGGGCTCTGGTGCTTTTGGTAGCACATCAGCTTTGAGCGATACCAACCAATTAAGATTGTGGACTCATGATAACTTTGGTGAAGATTTAATTATTGCTCAAAGAAACGCAGGTATTTACAAGTGGACAGAAGAAGATGGATTATCAGCTAGAGCTGTAGAACTATCAGGTATCTCTGGTGCTAATTTAGTACCAACAAAAAGTTTACAGGTTATAACTTCAGAAAAAGACAGACATCTTATTGTTTTAGGTTGTGATCCTATATCTGGTTCAGCAAGAACAGGAACCATAGATCCTATGCTTATTGCATTTAGTGATCAAGAAAACGCTTTAGATTTTGAACCGTTATCTACTAATACAGCAGGGTCATTAAGATTATCTTCAGGATCTTCAATTATTGGTGGTGTAAAAGCAAGACAAGAGATACTGGTATGGACTGATACAGCTCTTTACAGTATGCAATTTATAGGTCCTCCATTCACTTTTGGTATAAACCTTATTAACGAGGGAACAGGTCTAGTAGGTCCAAAAGCCGCAGTAACAACGCCTAGTGGTGTTTATTGGATGAGTTACAACAACTTTTACGTATATAATGGTAGCGTACAAACACTACCTTGTTCTGTACACAATTATGTATTTACTGATATAAACCTTACACAATCGTTTAAAGTTAATGCTTTTACTATTAAAGATAAAAGTGAAGTAGGTTGGTTTTACTGTTCATCAAGCTCTGATGAGGTAGATAGATATGTTATTTATAACTATGTTGAGCAAGTATGGTTTTATGGAGAGTTATCAAGAACGGCATGGTTAGATTCAGGTATTGTAAACTATCCTAGAGCTGTTTCTGGTGGTTATCTGTATCAACAAGAAAAAGGATTTGATGATGACGGTTCACCCATGACTAATGTTTATATTGAAAGTTCTGATATGGATATAGGTGACGGTGAACAGTTTAGCTTTATTAAACGAATTATTCCTGATTATAAGTTTATTCAAGACAGCAATAACTGTAATGTTAATATAGTTCTTAAAACTAGAAATTTTCCAGGTGACTCTCTTACAACCAATTCAACCAGTGCAATAAGTGCAAGCACTCAACAAGCTTATGTAAGAAGCAGATCAAGACAGATAGCACTTAGATTTGAATCAGACGATGATGCAACTGATGATGGTAATCTTGGTATTGGTTGGAGATTAGGAGCAACACGTATAGATATAAAGCCTGATGGTAGAAGATGAGCAAACTATTACAAACTCAACTACCATTAGCATCTGAGCAAGTCACATCTGATATTTTCAACAGATTAGTAAGAATACTAGAAATAAATCTAGGTGCAGTTGATTTAGATAACGTAAGACAAATTACTGACGCAGAGAAAAATACCTTAAAATTTAACGATGGTAGTATTATTTGGAATACTACTGTTGGTGTTTTACAAGTATATACAGGCAATCAGTGGATAGATATTGGAGACAGGACACTGCCACAAGGGTTTGAAATGACTTCTAGTGTTGGTAAGGTCACTATAAATATAGCAGGTAGCACTACAATCAATATATGATAAACACGGCAGAAGACCTAAGATACCAAATAAAGAATATACTTTTAGCCTACCCTTCCGACTGGTACATACAAAAAGATACATTCAAGGCTGTAAAAGAGTCTATACAACCTATTGTTGATTTCTACGAAGACAGTGGCACAGCACCTAGAAAAGACACAAAACTAGATAAAATAATAGAAGAACCACTGAAAGACGTATATACAGTGCCATTCTTTTCAGAGAAGTTTTGCGAGATATTACTTGATGAAATGAAGAACTTAGAAGCACATTATGGCTTCAAACCAAATCCAGAAGAGGATGATCTGCGACAAATACCAGAAATTACTTTTCAAGATAATTGCCCACAAATCTTCCAATCCCTCATGCAAACGATATATACTATAGGTAATCCTATATTTTTGAATATTTGGAATCGACACGTAGATAGCGGTGGAATACAAATAGCCAACTATAATCTAAAGGATAAAAAACAAGGTGCTTGGCATCATGATGCAAGTGCTGATATAAGTATGGTAGTTCCTTTGAACACAGGAAAGTACAAAGGTGGCGGAACTGAGTTTTTGAAACGTGGTACAGTCGAGCCTCTACCTACAGGCCACGCTCTAATTTTTCCGAGTTTTACTCATATGCACAGGGGACTTGCAGTAGAATCAGGAGATAGATACTTATTGGTATTTTGGTTAAAATGTAATGAGGAATGATTTGAGCATGAATAGAATAGACAACTCAGGTAAAGGCATAGCTGGATTAGGAAGAGGAGAAGATTCTATGCTTGCCCACGTAGCACCAGGAGAAATGGTAGTACCACCAGTTATCTCTCCTAAAACACAAGAAATAATAAAAAAAGAAATGATGTCTGCTGGACTAGATCCAAATGAATATACTGTTGGTGAAGGTATGTCTATCAACCCTATTACAGGTATGGCTGAGTTTGGGTTTCTTAAGAAGTTAGGTAAAAGTTTAAAGAAAGTAGTTAAAAAGGTAGCTCCTATTGCAGGTGCTTTGTTAATACCTGGAGTTGGTGGTGCATTAAGTGGTGCTTTAGGTGGTGTAGGTAGTGCTATTGGTGCTGGCATGAGTAATGTTGGTTTAGGTGGTCTTGCAAGTACTTTAGGCAATGTTGGATCTACTATTTTGAGCACCGCAGGAAATATAAGAGGCGGCATAGGCGGCATGTTAGGTATGGGTGGAGGGCAACAACCTGCACAACAAACCATTCAACAAGGTGATACTTTAAATAGTATTGCTGCAGCAAATAATGTATCTGTAGATCAACTATTACAAGCAAATCCATCAATAAAAGATCCAAATGCTATTGTGGCTGGTGATACTATAGCTATACCTGGTGTAAATGTTCCAAGCACAGGTTTTAACATAGGAAGATCAATATTAGGTAAGGGCAACACACCTGGATTTATAAAAGGCATAGAAGATTCTTTAAAAGGTCCAGATGGTCAATTTGGTGGTGGTGATGGTAGCTTTATGGGTATTAATCCAGGCCTAGCATCTCTTGCAGCATTATACGGTAAAGCTGTAAAAGAAGATTTTAAACGTAAAGAAGGCGGACTCAAGGACATAAGACAATCAATAAGACCAGATCTTATGCCTGCTCCTACATTTACAGGCTTTGATTTAGGTATTAGAAAACAAGCAGCTATGGGTGGATTACAAGAGTTAGATCTGCGTATGGGTGGTCAAAGCATAGGTCCAGGCACAGGTACAAGTGATGATATACCAGCTATGTTAAGTGATGGTGAGTTTGTAATGACTTCTGCTGCAAACAATGGTTTAGGTGGGTTCAAAGTAACAAAAACTGAAACAGGTATTGAACTAATACCTAATGGTGCACCTGATAGACAAAAAGGTGCAAAGAATATGGATAAGCTCATGAAGACTTTTGAGCAGTTTAATAAAATAGGACAAGTATAATGCGATTTGACAGAGGTTCTATAATGGCTCCAATAGGAAGTCCATCTAAAATAACAGGCAGGGATGAATTATCTATTGGTGGTCTTGGTGGTGGTATGGACTTTGATACAAGTCAATTTTTAACTAGAGCAGACCTACCAACTGCTTTTGATGATAGAGCTTTACGAGAAAGAATCGGTGCTATTGAAGACAGATACACAACTGGGTTTGATGAACTAAATAGAAGTTTAGGTAAAATTCCTGCATTTGATGATTCTGAATTAAGAAATAGATTATCAGCCCTTGAGGGTAGAGAAGTACCAGCGTTTGATCCGTCTAACTTACAAACTGGTATTGCTGGTTTAAGAGATAGATTAGACAACCTCAATATACCTGAATACAAAGCTCCAGACTTATCTGGTTTTGCACGACTAGAAGATTTACCACAAATAGATACTAGCAAGTTTTTGACTGCTGGAGATCTACCTAGATTTGACCCTAAAGACTTTAGAGAAGACTTTTTATCTATAGCCAGAGAAGGTATACAAATGCCTGAATATAAAGCTCCTGATTTAAGTGGCTTTGCAAGAAAAGAGGACTTACCAGTTTTTGATAAAGAAGCTTTTGAAAAAGAGATTTTAGATAAAATGCGAGGAAGCATAAATGTATCACCAAAGCCTCCTGTGTTTGACAGAGATGCATTAATCAAAGATATACGAAGTGGTATAGACATTCCAAAACCACCTTCTTTTGATAGAGAAAAACTTATAGAAGATGTAAGAGCTGGTATAGATTTACCACAAGCACCTGCATTTGATCCTACAGGCTTACAAGATAGATTAAAACAATTAGAAGAAAGGTTGAGTGGGTTACAAACACCTGCTTTACCTGAACCAGCACCTGTTGGTGGTGGATTATTCGCTGATCCTGCAACAAGAGTTGCAACAGCAGGTCCTGGAGGCATTGGTGCAAGACCAGATTTACCAAAACTACCAAGAAGCAGTTTATTTGGTGGCAAAGGTGTTGCTAATGATTTTATGTCTATAGACAGAATACCAACAGACCCTAGGTTGCCTATAGAGCCTCCTAGAATACCTAAAGAACCTAGATTGGATGAGGGCGTAGCCTACCCAGGAGGTAGTCCGACTTTTAACGAACAAGGTTCAGTAGAAGCTGGTAATGCACTGCAAGATTTTATAAACAATCAAACGCCAGTCACACCAACAACTGACCCAGTTACCACTGCTCCTACTCCGTCTGCACCGATAAGTGATCAAGGCACAGATCCCATACAGTCTATGCCTGTAGGAGCATTGGACCCTGTATTACTTGGTCAAACATCACAAGAAAATCTTAGTGATCCATTGGTAAGAGCTTTATACTTTGGTACAGCAGATCAACCAGGTTTTTATCAACAGTTACAACAAGCTGGTGCTAACCTTATTGGTCAAGACGTACCATTACAACAAACAGCAGGTTTAACACCATTAGAGCTACTAGCAAGACAACAAGCAGTAGCTGGTCTTGGTGGCTTTGAACCATTCTTACAACAAAACAGAGACTTAGTAGAACAAGCTATTGCACAATCAAGACGTGCTGAAGAACTACAAGATCCTTATTACACACAAGCTGAAGAGATATATAAAGATACTATGGGTGCTTATGACCCAAGCATGACACAACAGTTCTACAATCCGTTTGAACAAGCAGTAGTAGACAAAACTATACAAGATGTCATGGAAGCAGGTGAGAAGCAAGATATAGCTTCTAGAGCCCGTGAGATAAGTGCTGGTGCTTTTGGTGGTAGTAGAGCTAGGTTAGGTGCTATGGAACGTCAAGAAGCTCTAGGAGAAGGTCTAGCACAAGCATTAGGTAGAATTAGACAACAAGGATTTAGTGAAGCACAAAGAACAGGTCTTGGTGAGTTTGCTAGGCAGCAAGCAGCCAAGAGAACTGGTGCAGAAGGACTTATGGGAATTGGTATGGGCAGAGGTAGTGCTGCATCAGCATTAGGCTCACAATTAGCTGGATACGGTAGTCAAATAGGTGGCATAGGCTCAACTCAAGAAGGGCTTAGAGCTGGTCAAAGAGGCGAGCTAGCTGGCTTTGGTGCAACTGGTAGAGGTATTGCTGAGACTGGTTTATCAAGAATCTATCAGCAACAACTAGGACAACAGCAAAGACCACTAGGAGTCTTAGGACAAATAGGCTCTATGTTACCTGGTTATCAGCAGACATCTACACAGATTGGTTCAAAATACGGATTACCAACAGATCCATCAGCCGCAGGACTTGGTGCTGCATTCAGTGCTTATGGTGCTTTGGCTCCTAGACAAGGACAAAGTTAATGAACTTTTTAAATCGTAAAATGTTTCAAGCTGGTGGATCAGTAACTTATAGCGATGGTAGAACACAAACTTTTGATGTAAATGAGTTTGCTCAAAAAATACAAGGTTTGCCAGACAATGAGATTTTTGCTTTAAAAAATAGTGCTGATGGGGGTCAAATAGTATTTTCACCAGAACTTAAAGCTATTTTAGATAATGCTGCTCAGGCTAAACAAATCGATGTGCTTACTTTTACAAATTTAGGAAGACCAGTAGGCTCAGGTTCATTTAGAGATTTACCAAATATAGCAAAAGGTATTTATGGACCGATTGCTAGAGCAGCACAAGATCTTATTTTACCAGATGAACTTGTAGAACAATTACCAAGGGCTAAAGCTTTATCAGAATATGATTCACCTTTTTTTGGTGAAAGGGGTGCATTCAGAAGAGCAACAGAACGAGGCGGTAGAACACAAGAAGAACTTGAGGCGATTATAAGAGATGATGATATACAAGATTTTTCTACACAAATAGAAGAAATAGAGACACCAGAGCCTACAATTGCTGGTGTTGATGAAGGTTTTAATCCTTTTGAAGATCCTATAAAAATACAAGGAGATGGATTACAAAAAGAACGAGAAGATCTTGAAAAAAGATTTGAAGAAGAAAATATAACACGTCCTGAAATCCCAGAAATACAACCACCAAGCATTTTAGATATTGAACCTATATCTGGTCTGGATGTATTAGATATACCGATTACAACACCAGGTTTAGATGAAATTGATATTACATTAAAGGACATTTTACCGGCTGAAGTAAAAGTAAATACAGAAAAAACTCTAAGTGATTCTAAGTTAGATGTTGAAAATAAATTTGCAGGTGATGACTTAAAGCCAATTTTAAGCAAGGTTGATACTACAGTTGAAGATGAAGAAACAAGAAATACAGCAAGAATACCTGTAGTACCAAAAGAAACTACTGGGTTATTTGGCTCTGATAGATTCTTAGACTTTATTAGAAATGTTGGTGGACAGCTTGTTGCTACTGGACAAATGGGTGAAGGACTTGCCACTGGAGCTGCAAAAGCAGCAGAAGAAAGAACTGCAAGAGAATTACTCAAAGAACAAGAAGAGAAGAAATATCAAAGAGATCTTGCAATGGCAGTAGCGGTGCAGAGAGTCAAAAACGAAGGATCAAACACAGGATTAAAACCATCAGAACTAGGAGCTTTACAAACAGATGTGACTGAAATCAGCACTACTGTAAAAGATTACGAAGGTACAGAAGCATCTATAGATATTATGAACTCAGCTATAGATTTATTTGATAAAGCAATTGAAGATGGTGTACCAATAACAGGTCTACCAGGATATGCGGTCAGAGGCGTAGATAAATTAAAAGCATTCATGGGTGCAACTGACACAAATGTTAGTGATTCCACAAAAATACAAAACTATATTGACCAAGTAAAACAAAGAAGTATCAGAGAAATACTTAACGAATCTGGTAGAACCATATCAAACTTAGATAGAGAAATTGTAGACAAAGTATTTGGTGAATTAGATTTAACCGGTGACCCAAAAGAAATTAGGAAAAAATTAGCAAACGCTAGAGCTAACTTAATTAGAAACAACGAAGATAAGAAAAGAATTATTGAAGGTAAGTATACAATAATACAAAATCCTGCTTACCAAGGCGTAGGCATACAAGCAGTAAGTCCTTATCTTGAAAGCATATTAAGAATCATAAGTGGTCAACCTGTTGAAGGTATTACTGGTACTGGGTCAGGAGTGATAGGGAGCTCCTCCGTAATTGATATAGATTTATAATGCCAAGGTTTAGAGTTAATATAGCTCCAGGTGTTTCGCAACTCATAGACGCATCAAACGAGGATGAAGCAAGAAAGAAGGCTAGAGCAGAGATAGCTAAAGGTGCTGTATCACCATTTTATGATGAGCTTTTTTTTGATTATGAAACTGGTGTAAATGTAAAAGAGTTAAGACAAAAGTTAGGTAGAGCTGAAACAGAAAAAGAAGAAAACAAGATACTTAATGATCTGTTAGAAAAAATACAAAGCACCAAGTCCCCTGTAGAACAAGAAGACATCATGGATAATGCCGTGGGTCCACAAGGCTATGTAAGAAATACTAAAGGGCAACTAGCACTTACTCCCTATGGTTTGGAGTTATTAGGGCAACCAGTACAACAAAGACGATTACAAGATGGCTCTGTCATTAACTTAAACACAGTTATAGACGAAAAAGATTTTAACCTTGCAACAGGAGATTTAGCAGATTTATCTGGCATTGCTGGACCTGTTGTAGGAACTATAGCTGCATTCATGCCGCAAACCCGATTATTAAAGTTTTTAACGGCAAGACTTGGTGGTAGAAAGCCACTAGCTAATACTCTTGCAGCTGGTGTTGGTTCTGCTGGTGGTAAAGCTGCTGAAGAATATCTTGATGCACAAGAGGGTTTTCAGTTACAAGACGCTGATGAATTAGAAGACTTACTAAAAGAAGAATTTATTATTGGATCTGTTGGTCAAGGTGTTCTAGGTGAAATACCAGCAAAAATATATAGAATGTTTTTGGGTAAACGTGCACCGATTGAAAATCAAAGAATTGTATATCAACTAACTAAAAACAGAAGCTGGGACGATGTTAAGAAATTAGATGAAAGTTTGGGAAGAGAAGCGACTGAAAGAGAAATCAAGAAAGCTATTAAAGATGGCAAAGTAAAAAGATTTGACTACAGATACTCCAAAGGTGCTATACCATCACAACAAACACTAGAAAGAATGCTACCAGGTAGATACCAGCAGTTCTCAGAACAAGTGCTTGGTAACAACAGAGATAAAGCTAATGCAGCTGTATTAAGAGCTGAACTAGATAACATTTTATCTGGTATTAAAAATGAAAGAGAGGCTCTAAATTCTTATATATCACAATCCTCCAAAACAGGATTAGATGAACAAGTAAATGCAGCTCTACAAAAATTAAGATTACAAGAAGCTGATGTAACAAATACACTTAAAAAACTACTCGGTGATATAGGTGAAGATATATTAGAAGTTAGTAACTATGGCACAGTACCATCAAGACAAGCTTTTGGTGAAACCCTCAAAGATACTTTATCTGCGGCAAGAGGTGCAGTTACAAGAGAAAGTGGTGAAAGATATAGAGCTGTAGATAAAAAATTCTTAGACATCGCCAGTCCAAACAAAATAGAGATAGATGGTAGGGGCAACCCAATAGTGGGACCTCTTAAAAATGAAACAGATCAAACAAAAGCAAGAATTATTAATAAGGCTATAAATAACGTAATTCTCAAGCACGTAAGAGTAGCAGAAGATCTTGTAGCATCTTATAAACAAAGCGGTAACTTTTGGAAATTAAAACAACCAGGTCAAGAAATATCTGGTGGTGTAGTAGAGCAACTAGACGGCATCTTAAAAAACATGGCAGTTAGAGCTCAAAAAGCAATAGATGGTGATGGACCTGGAATAAGTTTACAAGAAATTAGAAACGATATTAGTAATATCAGAGACTTCACTACAGAAGTAATTGGCACATCCCATGAAAGAAAGTTGCTGACAGATGTCATGAGAACACTTGATGACTACAATATGGTAAACGGCAGAAGTCTTAACAACGGTGACAGCATACTTACAGAACTAGAAAGAGATGGCACAAAGCTTATTAAAGAAGCTTTAGCAAGAGATAATTTAAGACTTAGACCCGAAGATGACATTTTAATTAAAAGAGCTGTATCAGACCTCAGAGACGCAAATAAACTACATTTTGAAAGGATGCAACCTTTTGATACTTTGCAGATGGAAAAACTCATATCTAATGCAAAGAAAGGATCTATTAATGCAGATAGAGTTTATTCGGATGCAATACTTAAAGGAACTAAAACACAGCTTGATAATGTTTTTGAAGCATTACGTGAATACGATCTTTACTTACAAAGAGTTGGTAAAGCTCAGACAGATGATGCAGGAAAGTTTATAACCACAGAAAATGCACTGAAAGCACAACTTAAACAAAGACTTTTTGCAGATGCTTTTCAAAGTGCAACAAAAGATGGTTTAACAGATGTAAACTTCACTGAGTTTGCAAGACAAATTAAAAAGTTTGACATGGAAAATGTTGGTAAGTTTGACTCACTCTTTACCGATTCAACTACAGGTCAAACCTCTGGCAAGCTTGTAAAAGAAACGATTGATCAGTTAAATATGATTAGTCCTAACCTTAAACCACAAGCACTTAAAAACCTTGTAAATGACTTTACTACTAAAAATGTCAGTCAAGGTTTAAATGCCAACCAACAAGGACAAGCCTTTATACGTGGATTAAAAGAGTTAGCTGAAGCTTCTGATGCAAGAGCTAAGTTTGAAGCAAATAGAGCTATATCTCAACTACCTGAAAGAGGCATAGAAGAAACAGTCAATAGTATCTTTAGACCCGGTTCAGCAGGTAACATTGAAAGATTAAAAGCTACAGTTAGTCCTGATGTATTCAACAATATACAACAAGCTAGTATGCAAAAGCTTTTATCTAAATCTATTGACTTCAACGGTAAAGGTAAGATTACTGACTTATTCAAACATCAAAATCTTAAAACTGCACTAGATTCATACGGTGATGAAACATTAGAGGCAATGTTTGGTAGAGATATAGCAAAAGGTTTACGTAACTTCCAAAAAGAAATAGACGTATTAACTATTGGAGAATCTGGTAGAAGTGGTGGAGCTGGTGGTCTTGTTGCTGCAGGTATTGCAGCTAGTGTTGTTTTTAATCCTTTATCTACCTTACCTATATTAACCAGTTTAGCTATTGTAAGAGCTTTGTTTACTAACAGAACTTTTGTTAGTCTTATGTCAAAAACTGATCAAGGATCTATAGCACAAGCTATGAGAATATTTAACACAGCAGCCAGACAAGCAGGTGTAAGATTTATTGATGGTGAACTTGTACCGTTTACAGCAGAGCTTACAGGATTAGTTGATGCTGGACTTGGTACTGGTGCAACAGCTATCGGAATTAGTGATGATGATGTTTCTGGTGCAACAGAAGAAGGCACGTCAACATTTCAGGAATTAAGAGAAAGAGTATTAGCACCACTCATTACACAACCAGGACTTCCACAAATAGCACCAGTGCAAACACCTCAGACACCGACAGATCCTTTATCGCAAGATAGGTTAGATTTCGCAGAGCAAGTAGCCGGTAGACCTGTACTTTAATCTTTACCCCACTTAAATTTTGCTTGACCTGTAACAGGTTGCCATTCCCTACCAGGTCTTGTAGTCCAACCTTTATGGTTCTTCTCTGTTTTAGTTTCTCCGATTATTTTAAATCCAGCAGCTTTTAAACTTGATCCTGATTCAGTTTGCAGTGTGTAAGTTATCATGGTTCTGCCACCCATCTGTTGCCAGATCCTCCAACAACGCCCATACAAGAATGAATTGGTATTCTTTGGTGCATCATCATGAGTACAAGCACGTACTACTTCTGCCGTAAAACCATCATCCAGTCTACGTGATATTGGTCTACCCACCATGGCTACACCTACAAGCTGATCATTATAAGAAGCACCTATTGCAAATTTGGCACCTCTTACTGCTTTATTATGTCTATGAAAGTTAGTAACAAACTCGTTAGCGTCACGTATAGTTAATGGTATTACTTGTAGTCTCACTAATCAGCAAAGAAGTTTGGATCTACAGCTACAAAGCGTTTAGCAGGTCGTCCTTTACCACCTATCTTTATCTCAACCTCTTGTATTTCTCCCGCATTCTTAAGCCTTTCAATAATTTCTTTTACTTCATAAGACTTCATGCTACGGAATAGTTCGTGTCTATCTACTTCACGTTTAGATATACCCTCGCCATTCCTAGATCTTATGAAAGATAATACTTGCTTGATCTTAGATTCAGTTGCACTGCTAGCCACCTTATCTCTACAAGCTTCTATAAATAACAGGTCATAATATCTGATAAAGTCTACAGCCCACCTTGTAACGTCTCCTGTAATCGTCTTAGCGTCAGCATTAGACGCAAGAGTACATAACAACGACAAACGCATAGCTTTCTCCTTAGAACGGCTTAGAAGAGGCTCTAGGTTATCTTTTTCTAGTATATCTTGTCGTTTTATTATCTCTCTTGCGAAATCTTGCAAGATCTCTTCAGATTCCCTATCAAAGTCTAATACGATTTGATCTAAATCTAATTCAGCATTATCCCTAGATAAATCACTCATGCTACCTCTTTGTCTTCTAATGTAATTTACCCAGTTGACAATGGACGTTGGTGGCGATTTGAATCGTTTGAGTTCACCCACTCTCCTTGGCTCTGTTGATTCAACGACTACAAAGCGGTTTAGGAACCCGTCTGCAATCCTGCCACCATTTAACGCACCATAAAAGTTTTTAGGAACAGATAAGCCAACCAATGTAATAGCTGGTTTATGGGTAACACGGCTCATCATCATTTCCTTGTATTGTTCTTGCACATTCATAAGCGAGTAGTTGTCTGGTCTTAATGTGCCATGACAACGACCCCAGGCTTCCATAAGCGTTTGTATACCATCTTCTTTATTGGTATTGCCTGAATTACTTATAGCCTCTAATCTTTTACCAAATTCATCCATAATGGTTATCTGTGTAGGACGCATCTTTAATACCGAGTGAACAGCACCACTTGATGTATAACCATCACCTACAACAAGCTTTTCATGATCTGATGCGTTTAATACTGACTCTACAAATGTTTTTATATTCTCTTTACCTTGACCTGACTTAGCGATACCCATGAAATACATAGAAGAAAAGTTATTCATATTGGTTCTATAAATACGTCCACAGGTAACACTAGCTAGTGCTAACGCACCTACAAGTGATAGTTCTGGTTGTGGAACTTGTGCTATCTCTTCACAAAACTTAAACATATCTTTGAGCAAGCCTGGAGGATTAAATAAATCTTTTGGTTTTTGTATGGTTTCTGTAACTTGGGTAAATAATGGTGCTAACTGATTTTTTCTATCGTGTGTATTTTTGACGCTCTCTACTACGCCATCTATCTCTGCTTGTGGTAAAGGTGGGTTATTGTTGGTATTCCAGTTCTGTAAGAAGATTCTAACGAACTCTAGGTTAACATTCTTTGATATTAAATAGCCTGCAATACGTGCAGCCTGGTCGTTCCTAGAGCCCTCTAATACACCATCTAATGAAAATGGTGCAGTTTGAACGCCAGTATCGGTCTTTGGTACACCTGTTATCTTTTGGAACTCAATTTCAGTAAAGTCTGGTAAATCGTTATGATCATAGATCTTCCAATCTGCAAAGGTAACTGGCTTATATACTTGTCCGTTAGCGTGTCTGTTCCATGGTGCTATGATTAGACCGCCTACACCTCTAATGTCTATCAAGCGTTCTATAGGCGTTTCAGCAGTCCTTCTTGTAGCAAAAGTTGTATAGTTTTCAGGGTTATTGTAATAGTAATGCATACCCTTACCAGTGATGACTTTAAACGGACATGGAGGCATATTCTTTTCTACCCAATCCATAGCCTCTGGTGAGTCAGCATCAACGACCACAAACTTACCGCAGACAAGTGCTACCTGTAGATTATCTCTATCTTTGAACCAGGACTCTACAAGATCCCTAGATGGTCTAGTTTCTTTGTATTGTTCCCAGCTACCTAGAAATGATGGTGGTTTCTTGTTGGATCTTTGCAGAGGGACAACATTATAGCCTTCATCATAGTAGGCAAGTGCTTGCTCCAAGGATGTGTCGTCCTCGGTTATATTAAGCTGAAACACTTTAAGCTTCTGTTTCTAGTATTTCAGATATAGGTCCATATATAGACTCGTAATCTAATCTACCATCAGTTGCTCTTATAATTTGCTTTGCTTGGTTAATTGTAGGTTGTCGATAGCCATACCTCCAAGACTTGCATGAAGCCTCCGAACAGCCAAATTGCTTTGCAGCTTCTTTCTGTCCCAAGAACTCAATGTAGTCTCTAAGGGTGTACTTCTTAACCTTTCTATCAGTGTGATTAGGTTTTATTCCCATGGTTTCAAATTCCTTTAGTTTTCTTGTTGCTAATGTTTTTGTTCTAAAATAATAATTGGCTTGCCAAGTGTGGGTTTGTTTATCAGTTTGTTCCATTACTTCTCCTTTCGACAAATTGTTAAAAATAAATTTTACATATAGTAACTATTATGGTTATAATATGCAAGTTAATTTTAATTAAAGGAGATTGAGAATGGAATTATCAAATAGAATTGTGTCTCCGCAAAAGCTTGTGCAAAACCAAGGTGCTAAAATTTTGGTGTACGGAATGGCTGGAGCGGGTAAGACAACACTAGCTAAAACAGCTCCAGGTAAAGTACTTGTTATAAGTGCTGAAGCTGGATTGCTATCTATTAAAGATGCAAGCAATGTTGAAGCTATAGAAGTAAAAGAAGCTAGTGAAGTCATGGAACTTCATAACGCTCTTAAGTCTGGTACATTACAATACGATACGGTTGTCTTGGATTCAGTATCCGAGATCAGCGAGATCTTATTAGTATGGGAGAAGTCTCGTAGTAAAGATCCACGTATGGCATACGGTAATGTTCAGGAGTCGGTAACAAATTTAATGCGAGCATTTAGAGATCTAAATATGCACGTATTATTTCTTTGCAAAGAAGATGTGGTCAATGATGACGGTGTTCTTAGACACGCACCTAAAATGGTCGGGACTAAGTTAGGCGAATCAATTACATATTTCTTTGATGAAGTTCTTGCATTACGCATCATTGAAGATCAAGATGAGGACGGTAAGAATGTGCAAACGAGATGGCTACAAACAGCATACGGACAAGGCTACAAAGCTAAAGACCGTAGTGGTAAACTTGATAATTTCGAGAAGCCTAACATAAGTGCCTTGATTGAGAAGTTAGGGTTTTCATTAACAACAGATAATATAGGAGAAGCAAATGTCTGATTTCGGTGATGTAGAATTTTTTGATAACCTGGAGGAACTGTCATCTAGTGGTGGCACTCCTTTGGCTCCAGACGGAGAACATAATGCTAAGATTATTGCTACTGATAAGTATAAATCTAAAGCAGGCAACCATACGTTGAAGGTAACCTTTCAGCTTGATGGTGGAAAGTATAAAGACCATAACGAATGGTATAACCTATGGGCTACTAACGAAGACAACAAAAGAATAAGCACGGAGATATTCACCAGGCTTACGAAAGCTGTTGGCTTTAAGAAGTATCCAGAGAGTCATACTGACTTTGTTGGTAAGAAACTAATCCTTAAGACTGAACAGATTGAAGATCAGTTTGAGGGTGACAATGGTGTGGTCAATACTAAGAAGACTAAAATCAGATTATATTTGCCAGAAGCAGATGCTGACATGAGTCCACCAAGAGAAGCTGTCCCACCTTTCTAAGTGTGAGTAAAAAAAGAGGGGCATTTAGCCCCTTTTTTTATGGTTCTTGTTTTGTGAAAGCGTAAACTATGAGGAGACATAGTGTAAGCCCAACTAGGAAATTAAGATCCATTACATCTCCTCCAATTCTTTGATCAGTCGGTTTAAATACCAGACAGCTTTTTGCAGATCCTCAATGTTTTTACCTTTGTGATCCTCTCTCCAAATGTATTTTATAGCCGCAGCTTTTAAATACCCCTTGAACTCTTCCCTGGTCAATGCAGACTTAATTGCTTCAATACATTCAACCGATCCTTTTCTATAATGCGGAGGTCTGTTTACATTATCTGTCATTCTTCTTGTCCTCCATTATATTGTTGTGCATATTTAACCAGTCTATATCGACTTCATCTTTGCGATTATCAAAATAATATAGAATAGAAGCGTAGGTATGTCGCCAGGCTCTATCTATAATGTTGTGCAGTTTTCTCCAAAACCTCATACTATTCCTCTCT